CGCCACCGGCGCTATCGGCACCGCGACTGTCGTCGCCAAGGCGACTGTTTCTCCCACTGGTGTATCTGCCTCCGGCTCAGTCGGCACTGCCGTTGCTTCTATTCATACCTATGCCCCCGTTGATGGTGTATATGCGTCTGGCGAAGTCGGAAGCGTAGCGGTAATAGTTAATCGTTACAGTGTATACGTGACCGGCGTACAAGGTAACGCGCTCTTAGGCGCTATATTTGTGTGGTGCACAGTTAACGATAATCAAACCCCTGCTTGGCAACCGGTAGACGACGCGCAGGCGGATAGCTGGACACAAGTGGGTGATGGTAATACTGTAACTTGGGTAGAAATCCCGACGTAAGGAACGGCTATGAGCACTTACAGCAGCTTAAAATTTGAGTTGATGACGACGGGCCAAAACTCCACTACGTGGGGCAACGTTACGAACGTCAACCTCGGCACGGCTATTGAAGAGGCTATTACTGGGTCTGCTGATGTACCTTTTACCAGTGCAAACGTAACACTAACGCTTACCGACGTTAACACTACGCAAGCTGCCCGCAACCTACGTCTCAACTGCACGGGTACTGCCACCGCAGGCTATAACCTTGTCGTTCCCGCCATCGAAAAAGTCTACATTATCAAGAATGCTACTGACGGCACCATCACCGTTAAGAACGCTTCGGGTACTGGGATCGCTGTCCCTACGGGCAAGACTATGTGGGTCTACAACGATGGCACGAACGTCGTAGACGTAGCCACCCACCTTACTACGCTGACGCTAGGCACTCCTCTCCCCGTGGCGCAGGGCGGTACTGGCTCGAACACCGGCACCTTCTCCGGTGCAAACGTCACCGCCCTGAACGGCTCTGCTATCGCGTCGGGTCTCGTACCAATCGCGTACGGCGGCACAAACAACAGCACCTACACCGACGGCCAGCTGCTCATCGGGAACACGACCGGGAACACGCTCACCAAGTCCACGCTCACTGCGGGCAACAACATCACCATCACGAACGGGCATGGGTCTATCCTTATCGACGCTGCCTCTGGCTCGGGCACGGTTACTAGCGTCGCCGGTACGGGCACTGTCAACGGGCTTACCCTCACCGGTACGGTGACGACTTCCGGCTCGCTGACCCTCGGCGGTGCCCTAACCGGGGTTAACCTCTCTACCCAGACCACTGGCGTCCTCCCTATAGCCAACGGCGGCACCGCCGCCAACACGGCCACCGACGCCAGAACGGCGCTGGCTACGTCTGGCAAGCTGGCCTTCGTGGCAGAAGCATCGCTTGAGACAAACACCGGCAAGATCAGCTATGGTTCCGGGGCCGTACCAGCGGGCCTAGACAACGGCGAAATCTACCTGAAGTACGCTTAGATGCCCGTAACGGTTGGCACAACTGCGGGCAACAAGACCGTCGATGAAGTCTGGGTGGGAACGGCCAGTGGCAACAAGCAAGTGCTTGAGGGCTGGATTGGCACGGCTGCGGGCAACAAGCAGTTTTATGCCTCCGCCGTTATCACCCTCAACTCCCTATCCTACTCAAGCGCAGGAACAGCTACCTTTACGCTCTCAAACGCTGGCGTTGCGTCGGGTAGCGGGCAATCAAACTATGACTGGTGTTCACCCGGCTCCGCATCTAGCGGGTATGACGTTTTCCTTCATGTGACGGCTTTCTCCACTCCAGCCGGTAGCGCAAGCGAAACATGGCTGTCGATGGGGACAACTCGGTCGTGGAACCTGACGGGGCCGGATGACAGCATATTTGAAATCTCAATCCGCGACTCCACCAGTTTGTCTGTCGTGGCTGGGCCAACTCTTGTGTCCATAAACGCCACTTAATTGCCCAAAAGGTCCAACCATGACCCATACCTTCGGAGCACGATCTTTAACCCGTATGGTCGGCATACACCCCGACCTGAAGAAGGTTATGAACCGGGCTATAGAGATCACCACTATAGACTTTACCGTCCTTGAAGGGCTGCGTACGCTAGAAAAACAAAAGCAACTCGTGGCTTCCGGCGCATCCAAGACTCTTAACTCGCGGCACCTAGACGGCCATGCTATAGATATAGCGCCCTTTGTTGGTGGAGAAGTCCGCTGGGATTGGCCGTTGTACAAGCAACTTGCTATTATTGTTAAACAAGCGGCTAAAGACGTTGGTGTCTCTATTGAGTGGGGCGGCGACTGGATTCGTTTCAGGGATGGTCCTCATTGGCAACTGGGGTGGAAGAAATACCCCTAACTACTTACAAAGGAGAAATACTATGTTTGGTAAGCTCAAAGGTAAGAAGACCTATATCACTGCCGCCCTTGCCGTTGTTTCGGCTGGTGCTGCTTATGCTGTCGGCGATGCTACGGGTATGCAGGCTGCCCAGATGGCGTTCACTGCGCTCCTCGCCGATTCTCTTCGGCATGGTATCCGCTAGTAAGGATTCCGCCTTATGGCGTTTATCAAGCTTCAATTCAAACCGGGGGTTAACCGGGATCAGACCGACTACTCTAACGAGGGCGGCTGGTGGGAGTGTGACAAAATCCGCTTCCGGTCTGGTTACCCCCAGAAGCTTGGCGGCTGGGTAAAGGCTACAACCACATCGTTCCTCGGTGTCTGCCGCCAGATGTGGAACTGGATTACGACGTTCTCCGACGATTTCCTTGCTATGGGAACGAACGAGAAGCTCTATATAGAAGTGGCCGGGGCCTTTTCGGACATCACCCCCCTGCGACTTGTCGCTCCTACGTACACCAGTACCAACACCAATAACTCGGTTTACACCACCACGGGTTCAAATATCGTCACGCTAACCCTTGGCGTTGACCCCGGTGCCTCGGTGGGGAACTACGTAGATATCTCAGGAGCCACGGCTGTAGGGGGTGTGCCTGCTAGCGAGCTTAATATCACCCACCTTATCCAGACAGTTGGTGCCCCCGCTAACTCCCTTACTTTTTTTACGACTACGAACGCTACATCTACAGTAACGGGCGGCGGTGGTACGGGTATTACGGTTAGCTTCGAGATCGATACCGGGAACGTTATTACTGTCGCTGGTTCCGGTTGGGGTGCGGGTGCTTGGGGTCGTCTGGGTTGGGGTAGTGGTGACCCCTCCTCCCTTATTAACCTGCCGCAGCGCGACTGGTGGCTGGACAACTTCGATAACGATCTCGTCGCTAACATCCGAAATGGCGCTCCTTACTACTGGGAACGCGGGGCCGCTGACGATCCTGCCACTGCGCTGGCTACCCGGGCTATTACTCTACAGGCATACGCGACAAGCCAAGGGTATACCGCCGCCTCTGTCCCTACCCAAGTTATGCAGCTTCTGGTTTCCCAGCAGGATAAGCACCTGATCGCCTGCGGCGCTGATTTTGGCTCGGCTACTACACCCGTATTCGACCCCCTGCTTATCCGCTGGTCAGACCAAGACAACCCGGGCCAGTGGACGCCGGGGGTAGACAACTCTTCTGGTTTCCTGCGCGTATCCCGGGGATCGCGTATCGTTCGGGCACTGCCTACGCGGACTGAAATTCTCGTCTGGACGGATACTACGCTTTATACCTTGCAGTTCCTCGGTACGACGGATGTGTTCGGTCTGCAGGAATACGGCGATAATATCTCGATTGCGTCTCCCCGCGCTATGGCTACTGTCACCGACACTACCTACTGGATGGGTAACGACAAGTTCTATGCCTATACGGGCCGGATCGAGACGCTGCCCTGCACCCTGCGGACCCATGTGTTCCAGAACATTAACCACACCCAGACGGACCAGATTGTCTCTGGAACGAACGAAGAGTGGAACGAAGTCTGGTGGTTCTACCCCACTGCTAACTCTAAGTATAACGATGCCTACGTGGTCTATAACCACCTCGAACAGATTTGGTATTATGGCTCTATTGAGCGTACGGCATGGCTTGATAGCCCGCTGCGCCTGTACCCGCAGGCTGCGAATACCATAATTGGCACGGGTGGTAATATCACCCCCAACGCACTGTCCGTCAGCGGTTACCTCTATAACCATGAACTTGGTACGGAGGACGATACTATTCCTATGGTTTCCTACATCCAGTCTAACGACTTCGACATCGGCGATGGCGACAACTTCATGCTTACCCGTCGTATCATCCCGGACGTTGGGTTCGGTGGGTCTAGCTATACTACAAACCCCGAAGCTACCTTAGAGATTCGCCCCCGGAACTTCCCGGGTCAGGAGTTCTCCGCTTCGTCTAACGACGAGGGCCGGGTTATCTCAACTTCCGTAAACGCCTACACCGACCAGATTTTTGTCCGTGCCCGTGCTCGTCAGATGGCATTTAAGATCAAGTCCGATACAGCGGGCGTGCAGTGGCAGCTAGGGGCTCCTCGGTTGGATGCGCGGCAGGATGGCCGCAAGTAGATGGCGCTTGTCCGGTTCAAAGCATCACCGCTACCTAATGCGCCAGCGACGTACGATCCTCAGTATATCCGGCAGGTTATCCGGGTGCTTGAAATATATTTCTCCCAGCTTGACTCGTTAACCCCCAATCAAGCCCAGTCGTATACTGCAGACCAGTTTATTGGTGGGGACTTTAGCGGCGGGGATATCGAAGCAGATAGCGTAGAAACGGGTACTCTGACCGCAATCTCGGGTAGCGTGGATAGTCTTGCTTCAAACGCCATCGACGTAACCGATCTCGATGCAGACGCTATACATAATAATAGCCTGATCTCTAACGTTATTATGGCGGGGGATATCTACGCGGGCCGCTTTTTTGGCGATGGGCGGCACATAACGACTTCGTATAACGAGTTTATTAGCACGGCGGACCAGACCGCTGCGGCGATAGACCAAGCCTATGCCGTCACATATACGACCACAAACTTCCCAGACGGGATCACCCTCGCTAGTAGTTCCCGGATAACTTTTGCAAAATCGGGTATCTACAGCATCACTTATAGTATCCAGCTTCAAAATACGATTAACGGCTCGGAAAGTGTAGATATCTGGCTGCGATATAAAGGCACGGATATCGTCGGTTCTAATAGCCGGTTTGGTATCCCTCCCCGTAAATCCGCTGGTGTTCCGGCAGAACTTATCGCGGTTACACCGCTTCTAGTCAATATTGCTGCTGATGGTGATTACGTTGAACTCATGTGGCGGGTATCCGATACTGGCGTAGCCATGAAAGCCTATTCTGCCGTTGCTTATTCGGCTGGCGTAACACCTGCTATCCCGTCTACCCCCTCTGTTATAGTTTCCGTTGCGTTTGTTTCTGCCCAGTTCCCAATAACTACCTACGTTGCCCCTCTCCCGGTCTTTGGTTTTGGGCAGATTGGGACTATAACCGTACGTACACCTTAAAGTCTTAAGGATAGCACTATGCAGCTACCTAACATGCAGCCGATGC